TCTGTCTGAAGATTCAGTTGTGTAGATCTCAGCATGCTGATTCTCATAACGTTTATATTCCAAGCCGAATAGTGCATTCAAACCTGGCTCTAGTTCTTTAACTAGTTGTCCTCTACTTATCGCCATAATTTATCTCCTATTCGATTAGATTCCAGTTGTAGATTTTAAGAAATGCTCATTAATCTCGACAACCATGTTTACATTAGCAGAACCAATGTCACTGTTGTCAGGATCTTTTGAGAAACCTAATAATCTTAACTGAGCGGTTGTTGATACACCAGTAGTTTCACTTAGCTCTACTTTTGAAACGTAGTTAGCTGAGTCACCTGCTGTGTACTCAATGTCGTAGTTAAAAAATACAGATGCTTGTGTAATAGCATTTGTACCATTTGATTGTATTTCGAACCTTTCATAAGGATCGTCACTTACAAAAGCTACAGTATCCGAAGCGTTAACTTGCGAATAGTGGTTCGCCCATGTAGGTTTTTTAGTTGTAGGATCAGTATAGAATACACCGTTTAATGAACCTAGCAAAGTCACATCTGAAACGTTTGCACAATCTATTGTTCCTGCCGCAGTTGCTTTAACTGGGTCATTGAAATAGATAGTAGTCGAGTCATTTGCTGCGATACTATATTCACTTAAACCTTGGTTGTCTCTATTTTGACCTACTTTTCCAATCGGTCTTAGACCGAATGCAGCATCTTTATTTGCCATAGTAGTTGTCCTCCTTAGACATAGTTAGTTTAAGTGTACTCTGTTGGGTAGGAATCGTTAAAAAATTAACTTTTCTTTGTACCACCAAAAGTTACACGAGTTTGCCTATCAATATTGATCGGCATACTTGGGTGCTGCTCCTTCATAAGATCGTTATCTACTGCCTCAACATTTTCCTGAGCTTGTTTTTTATAATACTCAGAACGTTGTTTTGCGATCTCTTCCGGTACCCTTGCCAGCACAAGGCCACCAACTCCGATTACTCCCTTATATTTGCCGTCTTCTACATGTGGATAATCAGCGTCTGGATATTCATCAGCTCTTACTAATTCATATCCTGATCTTATTCTTCCAGCGATATTTTTAGTATCGTTGAATCCTAAGCTTTCAGCTCTTAACCATCTATGTACAAAACCTGTTGGCGCAGGGGGTGCATCTAAAGATGATGGTGGAGTCCAAACTTTTGGTTTAGAAGTTTTTTCTCTAGTTTGGCTCGCACGCGAGGTTCTTATATCGTTATCGTTTTCCATATGCTTATACCTCCTTCGTGATATTTAATTGTTTCGCATATTCTTCAAGTGGCACACCTAATTTTTTAGCGATTGCTACCTGTGATGGTGTGAGCTTCACAGTTCTGCGACCAGTTTTTGTACTTCTTTTTGCCGAAGCAACTGTTTGTACCGGCTTGGCCGTTTCCGTAACCTCTTTTGTAGCAAATTTATGAGGAAATTCAAGTCTTATTCTTTTATTAATTTCTTCATAATATTCGTCACTTGATGGGTCAAAACCTTCCTGTTCAGTCAATTTTTTATGTAAATCAAAAGCAGTATAAGTCATCGCTGTATCTTGACCGAACCATGTATTTTTAGATGCCCATGATTCAGCTTTAGGATCAGGAGTTCCTTGTGCTGCTTCTTGTCTATTTAAATTGATTTCAGGAGTTTTAACTTCTGTTTCTCTTTGCTTATTATACTCTTCTTGTTGAGCTTTTGCTTCAACAAATCTAGCTTGTTTATAAGCATATTCAGAAATTAAAGATTGAGCATGTACTTCAGCATCAATATCACCTGCTTCTCTAGCTTTAGCAAGTTGTGCTTTAGCTGCTTCCAAACCAGATTTAATTCCATCTTCAGTGGTTTTTAAAAAGCTTGGTTCAATCTTAGAAAGTTTTTGTTCTGCTTTTTCTTTATCAGTTAAAACAGATTTAGCATAAGTTAATGCTTCATCTTTTTGTCTCTCAGCTTCTCTCCATTTTTTTGTAAGCTTCGCTATTCTTTTCTGAACGCTTTCAGAATATTGAGCTAACTCATCTTCTTTTGGAGATTCTTCTTTTGTTTCAACTTTAGTTTCTTCTTGTGGTTGTTCTTCAACAACTTCAGTTTTTGTTTCTTCAGCTGATGTTTCTATTTCTGGTGTTTCAGTTTCTTTAGAATCATTTTCTAATTCTATTTCAGCACCTGGACCAGATGTGTCGATATCGACAGTTTTATTTTCTTCTTGTTGCATAGTTTCCTCCTAGTATTCCTATGTTTAGTATTGATGAAGTATGTCTTCAGGATTGTCGATGGTTGCTAAAACTTCATCATCATTTAGCAATCTTACTTCCCCGCCATCGATCTGGATTCTTGATCCAGCATATCTTGCGAAAATTACCCAGTCGCCTTTTTTACACCAAGCTCCTTCAGGAAATTTCTCTTTGTCATAACAATGTGGTCCCATAGCAAGAACAAGTCCACAAGTAGAACCTACTTGTTGTCTCTCTAAAGTATCTTGTCCAAGAAATAATCCACCTTTTGTTTTTTCTGGCATTTTAAATGGTAGAACAACTAATCTCCATCCAGTTGGTTGTGGTAATTTATTTGATTCTTTTGTTTTTAAACGTTCATAACCATCAACTTCTTTTTGATGATCTTCTGCGTACTTATCTAACAGTGCCGATTTAACCTTTGGGGTTTCCGAATTCGACGACGTTTTCTGGTCTTTCAGTATCATTTTTTTTATCCTCCTTTGGATTTAGCAGGCTTGATATTTCCTGTGATATTCTTAAATAGGCATGTGCCTGTCCCATCATATACTTGTATTTTTCCATATTGTCAATACCACCACCAATCATATTATCTCCAATTGATTGATACTGTTCTTTTAACATTTTTTGTAATTTATGAATTATAACTGTTTCTTCACTTAACATTTATTTTCTCCTTTATTATTTAATTCACTAAAAACAGAAGTTATAGTTTCTTCCCCATAAGTGTTATACCATCCAAAATCTTGACAGTTTTTATACATTTTTTTTAAATAAAAATAACATATTGGATGCCAATTTCCATTGTCTAATATAATTTTATCTTTATATCCATATTTTTCAATCATCATTTTAGCTAAATCTTCTCTTTTTAAAGTATAATCAACGTCATTATCTATGAGTATATATGAAACATTTTTTAAAATTCCTGGAAACCAATTTAAATCAAAATCAAAAATTCTTACATTAACTGGAACTAATTTTTCTACTTGTAATTTCCATTTTTCATTGTTTTCAAAAGATCGTACACGTTTAAATATTTTACTAAAAAATATTGTTGATCCTCCAGCTCCAAATTCTAATATAGCTTTATCTTTAGTATCTTGTTCTGTTATCCATTTTAAAAATGAATGAGTTAAGTTGGGTGGACCTACTATCATGTAACTATTTTATATTGTGTTAATAATGATGTTCTTTTTTTAAAAGTATCGGTAAAACTCAATGGAGCATGATAGACATTTGAAGTCCAAGAAACTATTCTATTTGGTCTAAAACCAATATGAGTATTTAACTCAAAAGTATCATCACCTTTTTTAACATAAAAACCTGTTCCAGAATGAACATTCTCATCTCCATCTATATATAAAATAGTTTGAAAGTTTGTAATTTTAGAAGCGTCTATGTGAACCTCTGGTTTTTTAGATTTTGTTACAAGAGAAAATTGATTTAAACTAATGCTTAATATTTCTACATTAAAAAATTTGGAAACTTCTTTTTTCATAAGTTCCGTAAATTCTTTCGGTGCGTTATCTGTAAACCATACATGCGTAGGATTTTCAGTATCATAAGATAAAGCCATTGGCTGCCACAAAATAGTTTTAACATAAGATTTTATTTTATTATAATCTTCTTCTTTAAGAAAATTGTCTTTTACTCTTATATCAAACTCAGTGTCATCATTTGACATTTGCTATTTTGCCTTTGTTATTTCCTTTCTTAATTACGTATTTCTGTGTACCGTTCGCACCGGTCTCTACCTCCTTACGAAGGTCTTTAAACAAACTTTGTTGTTTATTTTTTAGTTCTTTTTCTTTTAGAAAAGATTCTATTGTTTTTGAGTCTCGCATAAATACTAGGTATAAATATATCAAAAAAATTGTCAAGAGCACCTAATATGGTGTACATGAATCTATCTATCATCAGCAATTCCACTTTCTAAGTGATTTATTAATTCTTGAATCCGGATCCCTTGCAGTCTTAGCAGAAGTTAATCTCTTCTTCATGCCCTTCATTCTAGCACAAAATGACTTACGTCTCTTTGCAGCTTTAGATCCTTTTTTTAATTTTGATGGTTTAGTGGTTACTGCTGTTTTTAATTTTGATCCAGGATTAGCTGCTCTATAAGATGCAACGCCTTTACGGTTCAGGCCACCGGACTCGGACTTACCTTCTTTTCTTTGCCATGCTGGCGATTTACTTCCTGATGCAAATTGTCTTCTAAACAT